CTGCAGATACTGCTGCTGCTGCGGCTGCGCCATGCCGGCAATCGCGCCATAAATGCTGTTCGCCGCACCGCCGACCTGTCCCGCCATCTGGGTCGGGTCGTTGCCCATGCCGTAGTTAATCGCCTGCTGCGTGCCGGGTGCGACGTCGGCCACCTGCTGGCCCTGATAGGGGGCGAACAGGTTCGGGTCCTGCGACAGCGTCTGCGCGGTGCCGACGGCCTGCTGTGCTGCGCCGGTCAGCCAGGGGGGCAGTTGCGTCTGCGAGGTGCCGGAGGTGTTGGAGGTGCCGCCGGTGTTTGACTGCGTGCTGCCGCCCTTTCCCCCGCCGCGCAAACCGGCAAAGGTCAGATGGTCAATCTGGCCGCCTTCGTTGAATCTCATGACAAGCCTCGCAGCGGCTTAATGAATGTGGGCAGGTAGGGCCGCCATCCCGTCGGCGCGGCGACACGCCCCCAGCCCTTGCGCCCGGAAGCGACAGCGACCGTGCATCCCTCCCCGATCGCCCACTCGTTGATCTGGTCCTCGAGCGCCAGGCACTGCTTCAACTCGCCGAAGATCAACCAATACCGCACCGCCTTGAGCAGCGGATACTGCTCGACCTCCGTCACGATGCAGCCGTCACCCTGCTCCCACAGACGCGCCTCGCCGGCCTTCAGCATGCGAACGACGTCGTCGAGCCGGTGCGTGCCGCCACCGTATTCCAGCGCCTTCTGCAGCCGGTGGGCTTTTTCGGCGCCGGTCATGGCCGTGGGACCAATTCAGTGTGGAGCGCGCCTGTCGCATCGACTGTCAGCCGCCAGGTTTGTCCTGTCGCATCAATCAGGCCGATGAAGTGATAGGCGGGACCCGCGCCCCCGGCGTTGGCCTTGGTGTTGATCGCCGCAGCGATCGCCGCCAGCCGCACGTCGATGTCGCCGCCGGTCGGTGCGGTGAACGGGGCAGGCGCCAGACTGACCGGTCGCGTTGCCATCAGCGCCGCCCGCCAGGGCGCACTTCAAGCCGCGGCTTGCCCACCGCGAACGACGCATCGGCCAGCGCCTCCATGCGCATCCGAATGCTGCGCCCGCTGAACCGCATATCCATGAGGCCATTGTGGATGACGGTGTAGACGCCAGTATCGACTTCACCCGCAGCATCGCCGGGCTGTTCGCGCACGAAGAACCGGTAGCCCAGAATGTCCTCGACTGCGCTGGTGGCATCGAACACCAGTTGTTTCACATGAAACCGTTTGTCGCCTTCGCCGACCACGATGTTGCCGCTCTCGGCGTAGACCTCGCCATTCGCAGCCCGCGGCACGCCGTTATCCAGCCAGCCGAACTCATGCAGGAACAGACTGCCGCCGCTGTCCAGCGGGCCGCCGAGCACGGGAAAATCCATCGTGCCGGTGGGGTCGGCCGCGGTGCGGGTGCGGACGCCGATGGTCCATGGCTGCGTCGCCGCCATCGTATACACCGGCGTGATGGTGACGTCGCCGTAGTTGACCGCAACATAGCGATCGCATTCGCTGGCGCCCTCGTCCGGCCAGTCCCACCACACTTCCGAAAACTGGGCATTCGGACTGCCGAACACGCGGCCGATCATCTGGCGGTTGACCAGCGAATAGAACCAATCCTGCACGTCGCACTTCATCGGCTGCACAGTGCCGTTGTATTGCCAGAAGTTCTGCAGCCCGGGCCACATCACCAGATTGCCGATGCTGACCACCGAGCGCAGTGACATCGGCCCGCAGCCGGCAGCAATCTGCACGATGCCGTAGGCATAGGGCGGCCCGACATAGGCCATCAGATGCACGTCGTTGGCGGTGTAGATGAGCAGGCCGGTGGTGATCTTGATGGCGCACATCACGTAGCTCTGCGTCACCAGCAGCTTGCTGCCCGCGAGGTTGATCACGTCGGGCGCCCAGACGTGGTAATTCTCCTGGTCGGACCAGGCGATATTGCGCGGGTCGCCGCCGGCACCGAGCAGGACGACCTGGCGCTGGTCGGTGACGATCACGCCACGGTTCTGAGCAGGCGCCTCGGTCACCAGCACCGCCGGGTCGGTCGGTGTCGCCGGCGACCAGACGTAGAGATGCCCGTCCTGCGTCGGCACGAACAGCAGGTCTTCGCCGAACGTCGCCAGCGACCAGATGTCGCCCTGCGAGGCGGCGATGTCCTGCGGGCCGATGTCGGCCGGATCGCGCGCCGTGCCGTAGGTGCTGGCGCCATAGTCACCCAGCCCGTAGCCGACCAGGGCGCCGGGTGGATCGAGCGGCCCAACCCCGGCCGGTGTGATGTCTGTCAGTGTCTGCAGATCAAAGCGGTAGACGTAGAGCTTGCTATCGGTGCCGAACGCCGCCCAGCGCACATAGGAGTTATCGTGCCAGGTCAGCAGGTCGCGCGGCAGATCGGCAACACCGGAGGCCGGCAGCGCGACGTTGCCGCCGATGGGCTGCAACTGGCCGCCGCGAAATCGCACAAGGTTCGCATCATACCATCTGCCGGGCGTCGCCTCCGGTGTGGCGAACCGAACGACGCCGGGCGGCGGTGCCTGGGGAACGCGCGGCATTAATGCGGCCCGCGCGATGGTGCGCTGAGCAGACGACGCTGCCCGGGCGGCGCGAACAGCGCCCGCAACGCGGCCAGTTCCTCGCGAATGGCCGCCAACTCGTCGGGTTCGGCGCGGCCCTCGATCGTGGTGACGGCGGCCGCATCGAGAGCCACAAGCGCCGCTGCCTGCTGCCCGGCATAGATGATCTTGGTGACGACGAGGACGGGCGACAGCACCTCAAGCGCCACGCCGGAGCCGTTCAGGTAGACGTTGTGGGCGTGGCTGCCGTCGCCCGAGATGCCGTGCTGATGGTCGCCGACACCGTAGACGTTATGCGCGTGGTTACCGTCCCAGTAGAGGTAGTGGGTGTGAGAGCCGGCAACATTGATCTGCAGATTGTGGGCGTGGTTGCCCTGCACATCGGTCTGCGCGTTCTGGTTGGCAAACGCTGGCGAACCAGAGCCGACACCGGAACCTGGAAACTCATAAAACTGCAGGTAGTTGTGTGAATGGGCGCCCTGCGTGTCGGTGTTGCCGCTGTGGGTATGATCGCCGGCCGCCGATGCGCCACCGCCACCGCCGCCGGTATCGTGGTTGTGCAGGCCCTGCGCGTCCGTGGTGTGGCTGTGGGCGCCCGCGCCGACCGTGGCGCCGCCGTGCGAGTGAAATCCCTGCACATCGCAAGACAGCGCGTAGTTCGGCAGGTTGGCCTGCGTGATGGTGTTGGAGACGAAGCCGACCGTCTCGGTGAAGGAAAAGCCGTAAGAGACGCCGGCCTGGTCGATGACGGTGCCGGGACCGACCAGCGAGCGGCCGTTCGGATTGGGGAGCGCGAATGTCGTGCTGCCATCGCCGGCGCCCCAATACGTGCCGATGACAGCGAACAGCGCCGCGTAAGTCGTTCTTGACACCAAACGACCATCACAAACGAGCCACCCAGAAGGCGCTTGCGGGCCAGCGAAATCCAGTATCGCTCCAACAGGCATTGCCATCGAAACGAACTGGTCTAACACGCTGGTATTGCTGTTGATTTTTGATCCCCACGAGTCACGACTCGCACCAATTTCCGGCAGGACCAGCCCTAATACCGGTGTATAGGTATCTGGCATTACCCACCTCCCTGCGCTATAAACGGAATGGCAACGGTGCTGGAAACACCGCTGCCATCCCTGACCAACGATCCTGACGAGAGGACCGACGGCTTATGCCATATAAGGACAAAGAGCAGGCGAAGGCATTCTGGCGGCGTCGTAACGCCAAGCCGTCGCGCAAAAAGTATATGCGCGAATACGCCAAGGAACGCATGACAAAGCCTGAGCAGCGCGAGCGCGCCTACGCGGCCACCAGAAAATGGCAGGCAATGCCAGAAAGCCTTGACGCGCGCGCTGATTATCAACGTGGCCGCCGCGCGGTCGGAAAGGTTAAAGCCCAAGACCTCAGGAAGAAGGAGGCAATCGCCGGGCGCCCCAAACCAGACCGATGCGAAATCTGCGGTAGGATCCCAACTGCAAAGAGCCTTCACTTTGACCATTGTCATCAGCATGGCCATTTTCGAGGCTGGATCTGTAATGGGTGCAATTGCGCGCTCGGTTTCGTCAACGACGACGTGCAAATCCTCCGCAAGCTGATCGCGTACCTGGAGCGCAACCGCACCAACACCGCCCCGCAGCTTGCCCTCTCCGGCATCTAACTACTGCACACCGGCGGGCGGCTTGCCGGGCCATGGAACCGGCGGCGTCAGCGCCGTCTCGGTGCTGTCATCGGCCGTGGTGATTTTCCAAGTGGCGGATGGGTCACGGGGCATCAGGATGATCCAGCCCATGGGGCCGAGGCCGCGCCGCCTCCCCTGCCAGCCGACCTGGCGGATGTAGTCCTGCCGGTTGCCCTCGGAGAGCACACCCTTGGTCCGCACCGGCTGCTTGGCGTCGAGCACATAGTATGGCTTGCCGTCGCACGCGACCCATTGCGGGTTGACCTGCGCGGCGTTGGACATCTGGCCTGCGAGAGTGGGCATAGCTTATGCCTCCGTTGCGGGTTGCTGCGCTGGGGTGTGCGGCTCTACCTCATCCGCCGCGCCCGCACCGTCCCGTAAGCGGTGCAGGGTCCCGTGGCGAACACTGCAATAGCGCAAAGATAAGCCGTGGCGGGTGCTGCCAGAGAGAACCGCACCGTTCCGGTCGGAAAGCCTGCCCCGGCAAATACCGCCGAGTTATTGGACAGTTGCATGTAGCCACCCGGCGCAAACGAAAAGTTCGCCGACGTGGCGGAGACCGCGCCAATCGCGTTGGTGATACCGTTAGTGCAAGTGAATGCCACGTTGCCGTCAACGTCCCAATCGCCCGCTGTCAACGCCAGCGTAATGACATTGGCGAACACGTTCGTTGTCAGGGTGATCGCCGAACCACTGGCGAGGGTCGCTGTCAGATACTCCCCCACCTGTCCTGCGGCGGCGTTGCTTCCGTTGGTGACGCCGGCCAGCGGCGCGCGCGTGGTATCGCTCGGGTGGACGTGATCGGCGCGCGCCCATGTTGTCCCGACACCGATCGTCGCCACACTGTCCATGACCGGCGCGGTGGAGGACGCGGCGGGGATAGCGCTGACGGCGGCGCGCGATGTGTCCGTTGGATGCACATGATCGGCGCGTGCCCATGTCGTGCCGGTGCCGACCGCTGCGGTGCCGTCCATGGCCGGCGTGGTGGATGACGGCGGCAGCACCGTCGTGACATCCGCATTGTTCAGCACAATCGCGCCCGTGCGGGTGTTGAACGATTGCACCGGGGCCGCCGTCGCCGCGCCCGCCGCCGTGACATATCCCGCCGGATTGGACGCCGCATAGCGCGTGGTATCTGTCGGGTGGACGTGATCGCCGCGCGACCAGGTATTGACCACGCCGGGCGTTGCCGTGCCGTCCATCGCAGGCGTGCCAGCGGACGGCGGCAGCACCGTGGTGACGTCGGCGGTGTTCAGCGTCACCGGGCCGGTGCGGCTGTTCCACGAGGTGACGCCCGATGCGTTCTGGATGGTTTTAAGGGTGCTGTCGAGCGTGTCGGCGTTGGCGTTCCAGTGATCGCCCCAGACGTCGTTGTCGGCGTTCGGCACCGGTTTATACAGGCCGTAGTTCGGCGTGGTGGTGTAATCGCTGCCGCTCATGTCGTCTGCTCCAGCCTGATCTCCGCCCATGTGCCGGTGCTACAGCCACCAGGAGGCGCCCAGGCGCCACCATCGCCCGGCCCTGCCGGCTGCCACCCGCCCGGCTCGCATGGCGCCCAGCCGGTCCAGGACAGCTCCAGCGGGACATGCACATCGAACACGATCTGGCTCACCGCTGCAGGCTGGACTGTGAGCCGCAAGCCGGTGGCCCACGCCGCGAAGGTGATCGACGAGACCGCGTTGATCTGATGCGTGAGGTGAGGAAGCGCCTTGACACCGAACGCGATACCGGTGCGGCCCTGCACATCGTAGGTGTTGGCGCCATAGCGGGCATAAGGACCGGTTCCGTAGCCGCCGACGCCGTAAGGCCGGCCGGGGCCGCCCGAGTAACCGGCGTAGCGCTGAACACCATAAGGGCCGCGCCCGTATGCGGTCGGCATGTCATGTCGCCTGAACCTGAACCGTGCCGGCGGTGAGCCTCACGATGTCGCCGCCGAGCACGGCGCGGGTGATGGGTGTGGTGCCGTCCACCGGATCGACCAGCGGCCCCCAGTAAAGCCGGTTGCCTGCGGTCGCCGCCGACCAGATCTCAAAGAAGCCAATGGTGCCCCAGGCGGCCGTGGCGGTGGGAAACGCCAGTGTCGCGGTGTTGGCGGCGATGGTGGGCGGCGGCGCGATCAGCGCGAACGTCGCGGGCTGGCGGGCATAGCCGTTGCCGACCGGTTCCTGGCCGCCCGTCGATGCCGTGGGCGCCGGCGTTGCCATGCACAGCGCCACGAACGTGCCGGCCGGCATCGTCATCGCCGCAAAGGCTAGCGTGTGGCCTAAGACCTGTTGCTCGGTGAGCGTGGTGGCGCTGCCGGGCATCTAAAACACCGTCGCCATCTCGGCGCGTAACGGTGCGCCACTATAATCGCTCTGCTGTTTCCAGGTGTTGGCCCGCGTGATCACCTGCTGCCATTGCGCGTCCATCTGCTGCGCGCGGTCGTCATCCAACTCGAACATCGCGCCGTATTTGCACAGGCCGAACAGGTAGACGCCATACAACTGCTCGAGGATCGGGTTGGTGTCAGACGGCAGCAGCAGCGGGCGCGGCTTCTGATACCAGGCCATCAGCACCTGCTGCGGCACCCATGCCGGGTCTGGCGGGTCGGGGACCGTGGGATGTGGCAGGAACTCGATGCAATCATGCACGAGGCGATAGGCGGTGGATGGGCCGCTCAATGCGGTGATGCTGTCGTATGGCTGCCAGCCGACCGGCGCATATTGCGCCGACCAGTGGCCCGACCACTCGTCCTTGAGCACCAGCAACTCGCCCGTGGTGTTGTCGCGGATGCTCTCCATCGTGGCGAAGTCCGACGGCAGCGCGATGTAGGCGTTGTCGATGGCCTGAACGCCGGACGTGACCATGCAGCGGGCGCGCAGGGTCTCGGCGATCTCGGTTTCGACCATGAGCACCCAGCCGGGAATCAGCGAGAGAACGTCCCGGCGGTTCAGCCAGCCCATGACCTCGTCGGTGAGCTGCTGGAGGCTGGCCATCAGCGCGCCGGCGCCGTCACCACGACGCCATTCGACGGCGGTGCCGCGGTGGTGCCCAGCGCATTCGTCGCCGATACGACACACGCAGCCGTCTTGCCGACATCGGCGGCCACCACTGTGTGGGTCGATGCGTCAGTGCCAACAGCCGCGCCATCGATCGTCCACTGGTAGGCATAGCCGGTCGGCTCACCGTCCCAGATGCCCATGGTGCAACTCAGAACGTCGCCGCTCTGTGTCACATATGGCACGTCGACATTGACTGGCGGCGCTGTGGGGGCAGCGGGCGCGTCTGGCGCCTCCAGTCCCAGCACCGGCTCATACTGGCTGGCCTCCAGCGCCGCGCCGTCGGCGGCGGTCTGCGCGCCCTGCGCCACTGCCCTGGCGCCCGCATCGCTGAGGCCCTCGGCCTCGGGATACAGACGGATCAGCAGCACCTTGTCGAGGCCATCGACCAGCACCGGCTCTGTCGTGCCGCTCATTGCTCCGACACCTGCACGGGCGCCTGCTGCGCCGCCTGCAGCACCGCGCCCTGCTCGTGGGTCTGCTTGCCCTGTTCCATCGCCCGCTT